ACACTTGTATGCTTTGGGATGCGCCTTTTGAGAGTTTCTTCCAGCTACCTATCATACTTGGCGTCGATGTGGCGCGTTTCGGTGAAGACAAGAGCGTCATTGCGGTCCGACAAGGACGCAAGGTAATTACACTGATCCGCTATCGTGATATGGACACGATGGCGCTGGCTGCGAAGGTCGTTAATGCGATCAAGGAATACGGCCCGGCCGCGACGTTCGTTGATGGAGTTGGAATCGGAGCTGGCGTCGTTGATCGACTCCGCATGCTCGGACACGACATTATCGAAGTGAACGCCGGCAACAAACCTGACGACGATTCGACGTATTACAACAAGCGCATTGAAATGTGGGACCGGATGCGAATTCAGATGGTCGAAGGCATGGACATTCCCAATGATGCGGACCTTCGAAACTCTCTGATCGGTATCGAGTACGGTTTCAACGATAAAGAGCAGATGCGGCTTGAGCGCAAACAGGACATGAAAAAGCGCGGCCTAGACTCGCCCGACGATGGTGATGCAATCGCATACACCTACGCCGAGATCATTGGCGACATGACCAAGAACTATTTCGAGCCGGAGGATATGTTCGAACCGGAGGCGGTCAATGCCTAAAGGCACCAAAGTTCATCGGTGTTTCGAGAAGTTGAAGGCCAAAGGCGCGAGTGCCGGCAAGGCCGCACGGATCTGTCAGGCGTCAACCGGACAAGCTCTGGCGACTGGCAAGCCGCCGAAGGGCAAGCCGTGGAAACGGAAGAAAGAGAAATGAGGATCCTGACGCAACAGGGTACTGGCCGGCACATGGATGAAGTCACCGAGGACTTCAACACCATCGAAGTCTATGACGATCAGGAAACCCGGTTAGCCAAGATCGAAATGTGGATGGCGAAAAAGATCGGCACTGCAGTTTCCGCGAAATACCGCAACCGGCAATGGAAGATCCAGATCAATCTCGAAGGGCAAATGCTGGTCGTCGCCTGTGATTCGATTTCGAACTACAAGGGCTATCACATTCACATGATCGGACGTAATATCCACGAACTCGGAGAGCTGGCGGTCAAAGCGGCCGGTGAAATACTCGAGCGACATAATTTAGCGCGCAGCAAATACTTCAACCCCGAGAAGTTTGAAGATTTGAAGCGTGATTATCTTGACAACGTGATTGCGGCCGACAGCGCAGCGGAGCCAATCTGATGCCATCAGACCAAAATCAAGGCAATTACAACCCGGAATATATGGAAACTGCGCCAGCGGAGAATCGTCGCGGCGAACGCAATTTCGAGTTTGAAGAAGATCCCGCGCAACCAACGTCGCCATCAGCCCCACCCCGCCCTCAAGATCGCTCGGATCCCTACACCAGATTGCCACAGGATCTACCACCAGGTGAAACCCCGTCAAGTTCGAGTGCTGGCTCCCGGGAAATGATGAACAGCGGCGAGAGCAAAATGGCCGGCGACAATGCCGAGGGTGAGACTGCATCATTCTCAACTTCTGATGGCTGGCTGATCTCGAAAGCACATGAGATCTACACCACATCGACTGATTATCTCGATGCGAACATCACGAATATTTGGGAGCGCAACCTCGCGCATTTCAATAACGAGCACGCACCGCAGACGAAGTTTAGGACGCAAAATTTCAAACGATCCAAAGTTTTTCGTCCTAAAACTCGGGCTATGACTAAAGCGCACGAAGCTGCGCTCACTACGGCAATGTTTTCAACCGCTGATGTGGTGGACATTCAACCGGAAGACGAAGTAGATCCGAAACAAATTGCGTCGGCTTCGGTCAACAAGGAAATCCTACAATATCGACTTGATCGGAAAATGCCCTGGTATCAGACCGTTGTCGGCGCGTTTCAATCAACAAAGGTCTATGGCCTGACGATCTCATTCCAGTATTGGGATTATCACGAAGACACCGATGTGGTCCCGGCCATTGGCGTCGATGGTTCGTTGCTGCAGGATGAAGAAGGCTTCGCACTCGGCTACGAGCAGAACATCGTGCGCAAGGATGAGCTGGTCTGCGATCTGATCGCGCCTGAGAATTTCAGGTTCGATCCGATGTGCGACTGGCGGGATCCCGCTCGATCTTCGCCGTACCTTCTCTACATGATGCCGGTCTATGCGATCGACGCATTGGAGAACATGGAGAAGGTCGATCCGAAGACCGGCCAGCCGGTCTGGCGCAAGTACGCCCTGGGCGACATTCTCGCGACCCGCCGCAAGAACTACGACCGGACGCGTCAGGCGCGTGAAGGCCGCGAGCGGATCGACCCGGCCGACGAGCAGCATGGCAGCGCGTACACGATGCTGTGGGCGCACATGAACATCGTCAATATCAATGGCGAGGACATGCTGTACTGGACGATGGGAACGGAACTCCTGCTCACCGATCCCGTAAAGTTAGTCGAAGCCTTCCCGCATCTACAGCGCGGTGAGCGGCCGTTTACGGTTGGCTTCTCGACCATTGAAGCATTCAGGAATTACCCGGCCGGCGACGTTGAACTGTCGGGCGGGCTGCAGGAAGAAATCAACATTGTTGCGAATCAGCGCCTCGATAACGTCAAGCTGGTACTGAACAAACGCTACTACATTAAACGAGGCAGTCAGGTGGATCTCGATGCGCTGATTCGCAATGTCCCGGGCGGTGGCGTGATGATGAACGATCCTGAAAAGGACGTTCAGACCGTCGATACTCGCGACGTAACCGGATCGTCTTATCAGGAGCAGGACCGTTTGTCTGTCGAACTCGATGAGCTGGTCGGATCCTTCTCGCAAACGTCGGTCCAGTCCAACAAGAATCTGAACGAAACGGTTGGCGGCATCGAGGCCATGCAATCCGGTGCCGGCGCTGTGCAGGATTACGGTCTGCGGATCTTCTTCGAGACATGGGCTGAACCGACCCTGCGCCAGCTCGTTCGCCTGATCCAGTATTACGAGACTGATCAGGTCATTTTGACGCTGGCGACTAAGAAGGCCGAACTCTGGCAACGATTTGGCATTGACAAGGTGACTGACGATCTGCTCCGGCAAGAGCTGACTGTGCGGGTCAACGTGGGCATGGGCAATACCGATCCGCAGCGCCGGGTTGAAAAACTCATGTTCGCTGTGAAGAATGCTGCCGGTCTGCCGAAGATGGCCGAACGCATGAAGTCCGAAGATATTGCCGATGAAATTTTCGGTACTCTCGGATACAAAAATGCGGCTCGGTTCTTCCGCAACGATCAGGAACAGGAGGTGTACTCGAAGGAAAATCCAGAGCAGCCGCCACCTGAAATCCTACTGCAGCAAGAAGAACTCAAGATGCACACGGCCGACAACGAGGCACGGCATCAGCGCGAAGTGATGAAGCTCGAAATGGAAGCTCAGACACGCTTTGCCAAAATGGCGCTCGATAGAAACATCAAGTTCGACACGATGATGGCGCAGCTCGGGCTGCAAGAGAAGAAAGAGCAAAACGCATTCGTAATTGCCCGAGGAAAAGATAGAACAGCACGACAAGGTAAGGCACTCGATAATATAACGGCACAACGAAGCAAGGTAGCCGATAACGTAGTCAAAATCAGAGAAATGCAATTACGCCGGGATACCGGAGCAGGAATTTAGGAGAACAAAATGGCTGATCGTTTTTTAATCATTACCAAAGTCAAGGTGATCGACGTACCGGCAAGTCCGGGGCCACCGCCAGTAGCCGAAGTTTCGCATCTGGAAGTTAATCAGGCTTACGTCGAAGATGCGGCAACACAAGTCGCTATCAATCTGGAATTGCCTGTGCCGAATATGGACGCGTATCGCCTGAGTTTTAACGGACCGGATCTGAACGCGTCGATTCAACCAGTGACTATCAAAGGTGGTGCGCGAGCGCCGGGTACTGGCCGGGAAATTGTTGAGATCGAAGCTGGCGGCAATACCGTTGGTTCGGCAGAAGTGGAGGTTTGACATGCCAAGAATTGCAACAGGTGGTAGGTGGAGAGATCGTCAAACTGGCGGTGGTCTTTGGGCGGATCGTCAAACTGGCGGTATTCCGGGCGGTAGCCCGGGTCGTGGCGGCGGTGGCGGTCCTCCCCCGGCTCCGACTGGTGGCGGCGGTGGCGGTGTTGCTGGCGGGCCGGGTCGCGGTCCCGGTGGTCGTGGTAGTCCTCGTCCAGTTCCGACTGGCGGTGGTGGCGGTGTTCCGGGCGGTGGTCCGGGTCGTCCGGGCGGTCCTCGTAGCGGTGGTGGTCGTGGCGGTGGCGGTGGCGGTCCTCGTCCAGGTGGTCGTGGCGGTGGTCGTCCAGGTGGAGGCTACTGATGGCTGAGAAATTACCAACGGGTCGTACAGGCGAAAGTGTTGCTGTTTCACCGAAGCGATTAAGCGCAAGGAAAGAAAGGGTTATTGAATACTTTGGTGATTCTCGAACTGCTGCGGAAAAGCTCGCTCAGTCCGGGCCGATCCATCCGATTGCTGGTCGCAAGAAAGCGCCGGTTGTCGAAGTCGGTATGCTTGGACCCATACCCGGCAAGAAGGAACAGCCGAAAGGTAAGGCTGGCTCGAAGAACGTCAAGGCAGGCAAGATCACAGGGAAGGGTCATTACGGAAAGCAAAAGAGACCCCTTAACCCGGATTATTAGGAGATCAACATGGCAATCAAACTCAACCTCGGCAGAAGTGGTGGACGGACGCAATCGCAATCAATGATGCCTGGACGATATGCTCCGGGGTATTCGCCACCGATATTTGACGCTATACCGATGGCGAAAATGACTAAAGCCGAAGCGCGTCGTGCGCGAAAGAAAGCGAAGGCTGATCAAAGAACAGCGATTGAAGCCGGTCAAATGAGAACGGCGAACGAACTCGGAAAACGGCAAAAGGATTTGAAAAAGCTATACGCATAGGAGAATGAAATGGCTGACCCGACACAGCTGGAAGGAATTGATTTTGTAAACGATCAGGAACGGCAGTATTTTGCAGAAGCCGTTATCGGGGAAGAAGTCAGGCAATTTTTGGTTTCTTCCGTTGGCAAATTTTTACATGGGTGTGCGAAGGCTGAATACGATAATTGTCGAGACGAAATGTTCGATCTCGATCCGTACACGCCAGAAGGAAAACGCGAATACATGCGATTGAAAGCAAACGCTTGGGCAGCATCACACTTTATGGAGTGGTGCGTCGAAGCAGTACAAAACGGCAATAATGCTGCAACACAGTTGGAACATTATCGGGAAAACTTAGGAGAATGAAATGAACACAGCTACCCAACAGGGCGCGCCACGCGATTACGTCACAAACGCGCCTTCGAATAAGCCACCGAATCCAGACCTCGCTATCAACGAAGTCATTGTCAAAGAAAGTCCACGCGATATCTCAATTGCTGCAATGGCAGATCGTCAGGAAGCAGCTCGCGTGAAAGATCTGAACGAAGCCATTGCGGCCGATCCGGGGTTGGCGGCGAATCAAGCCCAGATCGAGAATCAAATCGACGCCGCGAATAAAGCGGCTATCGCGGCCGGTGAGTTACCAGCGCCGGTCAAAGAAACTACTGACGGAGCTGCATCAGTTCAACCGATGCACGCGCCGCCAGCCGCATCAAAACCGGATGCGCTGTCAGCCGAGCTGGCCGCTGATCCGCTATCTGAGTACATCGTCATGCAGGATGGAAAGCCAATGTTTTCCACCAAAGTGAACGGACAGCCTCGGCTTATCCCACTCGAAGATGCACGGCGAGAACTGCAGATAGGAACCGCTGCAGCCATACGAATGAACGAAGCTACACGTTATTCGCAGCAAGTTGAGCAACGTGCGCAACAGGTGTCGGCAAGTGAAGCCGCCCTGGCAAAGCGTATGCAGCAGCCCGCAGTACCAGCACAACCGGCAGTACCCGCTCAAACGGATCTGACGGAAGAAGCCCTCTATGATGAGGCGAAAGAAATCTTCAACGTGGCATTCACAGGCACCGAAGAAGACGCTGCACGAAAGCTGGCTAAGACGCTAGTCAAACTTCGCAGTTCAGTTGCCGTTCCGGTAACTCAACCGCAAGTGGACGAACGGACTATTGTCAGAAAAGCAGCAACCGCGGCCGTAAACGCGGTACAGGCAGTCGAGCAAACGAAGGACGTTCGATCTGGATATACCAAATTCCAAGAGAACTATCCCGACATAATGGGCGACCCTGTACTTTATAAAATGGCCGACGACATGACAGACGAAATTGAGCAAGAGAATCCAGGTTGGCTGATCTCTCAAGTCATGGACGAAGCAGGAAAGCGCACACGCGCATGGGTAAACAAGATGAAGGGCGTTGAAGTGCCAGATCCAGACCCGGATCCGAGCCTACAACCACCCCCTCACTTGGCTGCCGGTGAGCATGCGCCACCTCCCACCCAAGAACATCGTCAAGAAAGAAAACAGGGGCTAGTAAGGATGCCCACGGTTGCAAATGCAGCTATACATGAAGAACCTTCGGACGAAGCTGCAAAAGAGCAAACTCCGCAAGAGGCTTTTGATGAACTGCGACAATCGAGGGGACAACCGGCCTAGCTAATTTTTTGAAGCTATGGAGGAATTGTCATGGCAGGACAAGTCTGGCAGACAAACGCTTTGGGTGGCTTCATGTGGTCGCCCAATCTGAGCCGCAAGCTCAGAACGGCTTTACAGCCGATGGTGCGCTTTCGTCAATTCTGTGATGCCCGCGAGGCATTCGGAAAAGGCAAGGGTGACACCTTCAACTGGAACCACTATTCGGACGTATCGGTACAGGGTGGAACCCTGAACGAAACCGACACTATGCCGGAATCGAATTTCACGATCACGCAGTCGAGTCTGACTGTCGAGGAATTCGGTAATAGTGTTCCTTACACGAAGAAACTGGACGATTTGAGCGAGCATCCGGTAACGGAAATCGTTCACAAAGTCTTGAAGAACGACGCCCGGAAGGCGCTCGATTCAGCTGCAAATGCGCAGTTCGAATTGACGCCGATACGTGCGGTAAGTACGTCAGCAACAGCTATCACGTTTACGACCAATGGTGTTCCCTCGGGCACGCCAACGGACGCATTCAACGATCAGCACAGCAAGATCATTGCGGACGAACTCACCGAGCGGGACATTCCCACGTTCGACGGTAACAACTACATGGCGATAGCACGGCCGACTACACTTCGGCCTTTCAAGGACGATCTTGAAGCTATCCACCAGTTCGTGACCGAAGGCTGGCATGTCATTATGAACGGTGAAAAGGGTCGTCACGAAGGCATTCGATACTGTGAGCAGACGAATATCGCATCGGAAGGTTGGGCTTTATCCGATGGTATTTTCTTCTTCGGTGCCGATACTGTCGTCGAGGCGTTTTCAATCCAAGAGGAAATCCGCGGTAAAATACCAACCGATTACGGACGTTCTCGCGGAGTTGCGTGGTATGCGTTGCTTGGGTATGGGATCGTCCACACCACGGCACTGCAGGCTCGTATCATCAAGTGGGATTCAACTGAATAGGAGGCTTAATCATGGCTAGAAATCAAAATTTCTATGACAATGCGGACAGCCGTACTTATCGGTTTCCCGCTGTAACTGTGTCAGCAGCCGCAGTCATTGGTCGCATTGCCGGACCAGCTGGTAAGACCGGACGAGTTCGAGGAATCGAATTCTTGGTCACAACCGGCGTGACTGTAGCAGCAGCGTTGGTATCTGTTGGCGTCAATGGGGCAACCCTGCCGGCGTCGATCTCGATTCCCGTAACAGCAGCCAATCTCGGTGGCGGTCAGACCGACGCTGAGATAAAAGCTGCCGGTGCGGACGAGGTTGCAGGAGTCAACGATGTTGAACTGACGGCAGACACTACGATTGAAGTTGCAAGTGACGGTGGCGCGACTGCCGGTGCTGTGGATTTGATCGTCAAAGTTGATTGGTTCTAAGGAGGAATCACCATGAAGGGATATAGCCACGGTGTTGGAAGCGGAAGCGGCGCAGCGTCATTGGGCGGCTTCAAGGGTGAGTACATGGCACCCGCGCATAAGGCATCCACGGTTCGCGGCTCGTTTATGAGCGACGACTCTGCTGGTGTTCAGGATGGCCTGTCGGCCAGATCGGACATGGACAGCGAGTATTTGTTCGATTTCGAGATCAACAACCAGGTGTCCAATTCGGGCAATCCCCGGCAAGCGATTGTCGGACCCCGAGGCACGAAGTCTGTGTCGGAAAAAGGTCACACGTTCACGATGTGCTGATCGAACGAAGTCCGGGGCTTCGGCCCCGGATCTCTTAATTTTTTGGAGGAATTGAAATGCCAAAATTTGAAATTCCCGTTCCGAAGTTGAACAAGTACACGAACGAAAATTTCATCATCGCCCCGAACATGGTCGATGAGGACAACATGGCAGATAGTGTCGAAGCTCGATTCGTTGCGAACGCTTGCATCGAAGAAGGATGCTCTGGCCGGAAGTCAATCGACACCCTGTTCGAGAACTTTAGCCAGGATATCGTGGATGTGCCGCGAAGCACTATTCCCGAGCTTGCCGTTGGTGACGCCGGAGTGCCGAACCACGAAGGCACGGAAAATCCCGCGCCGGTTTGCGTGGATCTTCACGACTATCCGCACAGGAGATATTGAAATGGCGAAGAAGAAAGTGAAGGCGAAAAACGTCACAGCTGAAAGAGGATTCCCGAGCGTCGAAAAAGATGTGCTCGTAAGCGCGCCTGATCCCGAAGAACAACCAGCGCCGCCGCCTGCCATCGAGGAAGAACAGATCTTCAAAGTGATAGACAACGGGCAGGCCAAGTTCTACACGGAAACCGAGTACCGAAAGAAATATGGCAAAAAGAAAAGCGAAAAGTAAACCGGCAGCCGATTCGTTAGTTCGAGTCCGCGGAGGCCCGAGAGGTTTTCGTATGATCAAACTTTCTGATTGGAAAAAAGAGAAGGCACAAGGTAGAGGTAAACAACGATGAGAGAATTCGATCCCGACAGCGACTTTCAAAAGCATCGTGATTTAATCAATGGTGTTCATTACACCCAAAACGGCTATGCGTTCACATCTGGTTACAAGTGTATCGGCAAAGTCACCGGCTCGAAAAAGCCAGCTACGACAAAGGAGCAAACTCCGGCACAAAAAAGCGCGAAGGAACGTGCCAGCGACAAATTGAAAGGATTCGCAAAACCGGATATGCCGGATGAAATGCAGTCTGCTCTGGAAGAAAACAAAGCAGCTGCCATTGCGGAAGACCAAGCGGAATGAGTACCTATCTCGAACTTGTGGATGATCTTCATTATTCCGTGGGCGCGGCTGGCACAGCGCCAGCGGCCGTAACAGGATTGACCGGCGAAGCTCGTCGGCTCGCTTTGTGGATTCAGCAGGCTGACGATTACGTTCAGTCGTTGTGGGTGAACTGGAAGTATCTTCGGCAGGAATATTCAACTCCTACAATCTCAGGGATCGCGACTGCAGCTGCACCCGCGAACCTGAAATATTGGGACTACAAAACTTTCAGAATAATCCTGCCCGGCGAGACTGATAAAAATCCATTTCAAGCGTCTGAGTACGACAAAGCTAAAATGGATATTTTGGATACGGACCCTGATGTACCGTGGCGAGCGATCATCATGCCGGATAATTCCATTTTGTTTGAAACCGTTCCCGATGATGCTTACACCATCGAAGCGGATTACTATGACAAGCCCACCTTACTGGCGGCAAATTCGGACGTATCACTGATACCCGAGGAATACCATCAGGTGATACTTGGTCGGGCAATGATTCTTTATTCAAATTTCGAAAGCGCGCCTGAGATCAAAGATCAGGGCGAAGAAATTTACATAGAGCAGTTGGCCCGTTTGGAAAACGATCAGCTGCCGAATCAGTGGAACTCACGATTCAATACGGGAGCTATGATCGAAGTTATTGCGGAGTAACGCATGACAGGGGCGCTCCTAAGTGGCAGGCGTGTAAACAAGAAACGTGCTGTCACAAGAACACAGTATTACGCTCTCGAAGGTGGACTGGATGTTGTGACGCCGGCATTGTCTATTCGTCCCGGCATGGCGATTGCAATGGTCAACTTCGAACCGTGGTATCAGGGCGGTTATCGACGCATACCTGGGTATGAACGATTTGACGGACGCCCGAAACCTTCCGATGCTTCCTTCTCAGGCTTTGACGTTGACGACATTGCGACTCTGACGCTGCGTGACACGATCACTGGCGACACTTCCGGCACGACTGGCATTCTCATCGGCATCTATGACGACGATGGCACATTCGGATCTGATGCGATTGGAGTGACGAAAGTCGTCGGCCCCGGATTCGATGGCACTGAAACTCTGAACGCTGGTGCGCTCACTATGGCCGGGGCAGCGGTCGAGCTGCAAGCGCCGACTGTCGCGCTCGAGGAAACTTGGCTGCTCGAAGCAGAATTGGAATATCGAGAAGACATTTTGGCTGTGCCAGGGTCCGGGCAGGCCCGGGGAGTGTGGCAGCGTCTTGCCGATGTTTATGCGATCCGCGATAACGCGGGCGCAACCGCGGGAATTCTCCACAAGGCCACCACAACGGGATGGGA